TCTAGCTCGGCTAGGCGTTTCATTACGTCGATCATTTTCATGGTTATTTCCTTGGGTCTTGAGCCTGCTTTAAAATACTAGCAGTGTTTGCTGGGCTTTCAGTGTTGTATTTGGCTTCGCCTTCTGTGGGAATCACTTCACCACGTTCTTTGCGTTGTAGTTTAAGAATATCATTTAATTCTTTGACAAAGCCAGTGTTGTATTTGTCACCGTAATAATCTTCAAACTGTGGACTGCCTGCTTCTTTGTAATCAGGATCATCAAGCAAAGCACCTTCACGTGGTTCAGTAATGGTCTGATATTCTTCACTGGGTTCGCCTGGGCGACGAACAACTAGATTCTGCCTGTTAACACCTAACGATGTAGTCAGGTATTCTGTAAGTTCCTGTTGAGTAGTGGGATAATCTAATAACACTTCATAGATATTCACTTCGCAGTTTTTAACCTGGGGAAAATCCAATGGTAAAGCCTGAATTGGAGTAGTTGCAGTTTTCTTAAACCCACTGACTGCAAACTTGCTCAACAATGATTTCATTGCAGATTCTTGCTCAGTAGTGAACTGACCAGCTATTTTAACTCGAAAGTCAAACTGTTTTTTAGATTCGGAGAGATAATCTTTAAATTGTTTCATAGTATTATTTACCAAGATTCTTAAGTTTTTCAAGGATGCTGTTTCGATCTGTTAGGATATAACCTTCACCATTTACAGTTTCCCCGGGACCGGATTCGCCATGTTTCTTATCTATAGCCAATTTCTTTATTTGCAAATCAATCATCTTGAGCTTTTTGTCAATTTTAGCACTTTTAGCTGTAATAGCCGCATTCATCATATTGGCTGCAACTTCAAACATTCTAGCACTGTATTTAGGCTCAACATTCATACCCAGGTCCATGATATCATCATAAGCCTGTTCGGCTTTGTTGGCCAGGGCATCTAATTCACCATCACTAACTTCACCTAGACCACGAACACGCGGCAATGCTGCTGCAATCTTGTCAAATTCTTCTAGTCTATCTTCTAGACTGATGGTTGGCACTGTTTCTGTCACAGGAGTTACCAATGGTTCCTCACTGGATTCAATATTGAAGACATCTTCTAATTTTCGGGTCATACTATTACTTATTTCTTTTTGGAGCCACCATGAAAAATATCTGTTTCATTTATTACACGAAACTTAATTCCATGCTGGTGGCACCAGGCACTGGCAGCAGCCCACTTGGCTTGATTCTTAATAAACTGTGCTTGATTGTAGGGATTTTTACCAACGTTTTCTATAAAAGTCTGATTGGCAGGTTTGATTTCTATCATCTCGGCGTGCTTTTTCATGTTCTTATCAACATAAGAAATTAGAAAATCTGGAACATAAACCGTGGCTTTTCCAGTTAGGGGATCTTTATAAGGAATTCTAACAGGTTCACTATTCCATTGCTGTATGCTGGGATTGTTATCACAAAAAGACATAAATGTGTATTCCCAACTACTTCTATACATGGGGGATTTAGATCCCATATATTTTTCAGGATTTTTTATATGGTAAATTCCCTGACTAAACTTTAGACTCATGCCATTACGTTTCTTACAACTTCTTGATGTGGAACAAATTTTAGTGCATAACCCAAGAAGCTGGTCTTGAATCTATTATAATTTAATATCTCAGATACCAGTGCAGAAATTTCAACATTGTCTAGACCTCTTAGTGTATCTAGAATTTGCATGGGGTTGTATCCGTCTTTCTTGGCCTGTTGCATGATGGTCACAGCAATAGATTCTGATGCCATTTCTTCAAAACCACGACCGGTAAAGAATCCCTTCATGGCTGTTAATGTGTTGGCATTAAGCTCTAAAGGTTGTGAATAGTATGTATCAAATGCTCTTACTGTGGCATCGCTGCTGTTGGCCAATTTACTGGTAGGTACATTACTATAATTCATTATTGGGCTCCTGTTGTGTTAGATGGGGCTGCTGTAGTTGTTCCATTGACACTTGAATTCTGAAATAGTTTAACACCTACTCCAATACCATTGTTTATATTAGATCTAATACTATCTCCAATGGCGCCGGGTTGATTACCAGTTTTTGATATATCACCCAATACACCTTTTAAGATACTATAACCTTCTTGTGCAAGACCAGCCTTGTTTAATTGACTCACACTTTTGACAACATTGGCGCCTTGTATCAGTGCACCTAGGTAGTTGGGATTGTCTCCACTCAAACTACCAAACACATCACTAATACCACTCACTACACCACCTGCACCAAATACTGATCCATTGCCTGCTACTCTCAACGGGCTAGGGGTATTATCATAATACTGTGCAGTAAAGGCACCAGATTCACCATTCTTAGAAATCTTACCTTCCTTGTATATCACTGACTCGTATGCTATAGACATTTTATTAGTTAATGTCCTTGTGCCTTCACTTTGATCTAAACTATCATGTGACCAATCTGTGACCAAGGGATTTATCAATGATATCTCAGTGAATTTTCCCTGATGCATGATATAGAAATTTATCTGTTTAAAGAATGAACCTTTGTTTTGATTGTTGTTAAGACCGTAAGCATAATCAGTTGTACCGTATTTTGTATCACCAAATGCCTTGGTATTGTCAGTGTCTGCAAAATAATATCTGTAATAATTCTTCCATAAATTATTAGTGATATCACTATTATCGTCATGAAAATCTATAGTCACTGGTGAATATTTCATCAGGGTCTGTACCACAGTTTTTCTGTTATATTGATTGGCAGTTTCAGTTGTTATGGAAAATTTTGGTAGATCAAGTCGTTTGACCAATAGTCCTGCACTATTCATTCCATTGCTGGCCCAGGCTTGATCTTTAACGGCTGCTCTATTAATTTCAAAAGATACAAAATAAAGAAATCCAACTTTAGGGGCACGGGCATAGGTATTATCCACATACATGCGACTGGCATGCTGATAATCTTTAAGATCAGAAGAATTATCTAAAACTCCAGAAACTATACCGCTTAGAAAATTTGTAAAGGGATTGCTCATAGTAATATTTATGCCATAAAAAAAGCCCGGTATTAAACCAGGCTTTTTTGGAAGGAGGACTATTAACCGCCTAGTGCCAATGAACGTACTGTACGTCCTACATCAATACCTAGACCTTCTCTTTTACCACCTGGACGATTTAATTGGACAGCATTATCGTAAGTGATAGTCAATGCAATATCTAGTGGATCATTCTTGGTATAATCGCCCGATTGATAGACTGCCTTGCTCAAGAAGCATCCCAAGAATTCAAAACTTTCCAAGCTGGTTGGTTCGTAGGCGCCGTTGCCGCCGTCTAGAATTTCTACACGCATTCTAAACTTATAGTCAATGCCGCTAGCAGCACCACTTTGTTCATAGACATCAAATTGTTTTTGTAGTTGCTCACCAACTTTTTTGCTAACAGCACCAGTAACATCATCACGCAAGGTCAATGTTGCAGGATCAAACGAGTGTCGTCCAGCCAATTTAACAGTACTGTTATATACTGCAATTGGAATTTCTGCAAAAGTCATGCTGGGACGAGTTACATTCATAACCTGTTTAGTTAGTTCTGTACTGGGTGTTCCGGCTACTCCAAATCCGTCTAAAGTCACACGGAAGCGATATGCCAACTTTGGCATCAACAGACCTTGTGTATTTGAACTTTGGTTGTTCGCTAACGGTACTGTAAATCTATTTAAACTTGCAATTGGCATTTAAATGCTCCTTATTCTTTAATATTTATCTATTAGGCGCCGGCTGCAATTTCGCCAGTATTCTTAATTCTCAATGGAATATAGATAAACTCAACAGCTTTAACTGGTTCAATAGCAATGTCCATATACAACTCACTGCGATCAATTCTTGCAGGGGTGTTGTTTGTAGTATCACATACAACAAGGAAGTCATAGATAGCACGTTGACCCACTAACTCTAGCATTAGGCTTTCAGCAGCCGCTTTGATTTCACGACGTGTTTGTGTATCGTTAGGTTCA